GTGATGGCAACAGCGTTAGCCTGTGTGGCTTATGCAGAGCAAGTGCAACCAAGATTGTTGGCTGCTCGCGTGACACGCAAGGTTGCCGCACTGCAAGCAGGAACCCCGCCTGAGTCACAAGTCGTTGGCAGGCAGATCAACAACTATTTGCAGTACCTTGGAATCAAGCAAGGTGCAAACTAATCCGTACACCAAAGAAGCGCTTAAACGCATCATGAAGCGTTTTCTTGATGACCCTAACCGTGGTATCTCAATGGCACGGTTTGCTGAACTTGCTGGCATATCGCTTTACACGCTAAGGGATGTCTTTCTTTACGAAACCGTGCCTTTAAGTGCTTATGTGCAACACCGTGTTGGTAAGGCTTACGAGCATGTAAGAAAAGGTGAAGTGCGTGTTATGGCTAAGGGCAACAAACGCTATGTTGAATACCGCAAAGAACCGCAACCCAAGTTAAGACGTAACACCCAGTTGGTACTCACTGCTGACGGTTTTCAAATCAAAACAGGGGTACAGCTCAAAGGTGATTACACCCAACCAACGCTTGAAGAACAAATAAGGAGTCGCTATGGCCGTCGTTCATGATTACAAATGTCCAGCACACGGATTCTTTGAAAGCAATCAACCTGTATGTCCTCACGGCTGTGATGATGTGCAACTGGTGTTCTTGCAACCCGTTGGGTTGAAATCTGATAGCACCAAACACGCTGATACCACCATGCGTCAATTGGCTAAGGATTACAGCATGGGTGATATTAAGTCGGTGCGTGAAGGTGAGGCGCAGCCTCATGCTTTATTGAACAACAAACAAGCAGCCCGTGAAGACCATCCTTTTGCGTTAAAGTGGGGTAATCCCACAGAGATTGGCGGCTTTAACTTAAATTCAGTTAAAGGTGAACAGGTGCAGGGACTTGCAAGCATGAGAGAATCGGGTGTATCGTTGCCCAAATTGCGTCCTTCCACGGTCATTAGAGATCACGAGAATTTACAAGTCAAAACCTGATGCGTATACCTGTCAATCCGATTGAGCGTGAGTTTTTCTACAATGACATTGCCAATAAGTGCATGGTCAGTTTGGATGAACGTAAGGCTGACTATCAGACGCTGCGCTCTTTCTACTTGTTTGGTTCTGGGCCAGACGAAGCCCCTGCACATTTCAACAAAATATTCCCGCACATTGATCAGCTTGCCAGCTTTCTTTACTCAGCAGAAACCACACGGTTTTCCATCACCCTAGGTGCCTCGGTCAACCGCGAAGAGCAGGCCAAAGTCCCTGTACTCACGCAAGCACTCAATGATGAGTGGATTAACAGCAACGCTGATCAAATCTTTTCTCAAGCCTTGTCATGGTCATTGTGTTTCAACTCCATGTTCATCAAACTGGTCTACAACAAAGGCATTCATCCTTATGTTGTTGAGCCAGGAACCGTGGGTGTTTTGCGTGAAGACAGTGCGCACACGGATCGGCAAGAAGCCATTTGCCAGTGGTATTACATCACTAAGAGCGAACTCTACAATCGGCTCTACAAGCATCCAAAGCGTGAAGAAATTGTTAGGCGTGTGAATGCGACAGAAAAGTCTTCACAAGAAATGCCACAAGGTGTTGAGCGACTCATCATGTCGCAAGTCAACCCAACCATGTACGGTAATGTCAATTTAGACTTGGGTGGCGTGTCGCGTTACAGGGCAAGGGTGGCTGAAGACCTTGTCGAGATGAAAGAACTCTACATTTGGAATGATGATATTGATGACTATCAGTTTGTCACCATTGCATCTCCAGATGTCGTCATTTATGACCGTGAAATAGCAAGTGTGTATCTAAAAGGTGAGGTGCCGCTCATCCAAGTCTGCCCGAACCCACAGTATGACTACTACTGGGGAATCTCTGAGGTCAGTCGGTTGATTTACTTGCAGCAAATGCGCAATAAGCGCATGAGTGAGATTCTTGATTTGCTTAATAAGCAAGTAAGTCCACCAACAGCCTTGGTAGGCTTTATGGGCATACCGGATGAAAAGAACTTTGCATTAAACCGTGCTGGCGGCTTGCTTTACACCGACTCGCCCAATGCGAAGGTTGAGCAACTTGCACCGCAAATCCCTAATGACTTATTTCGTGAGATTGACCAGATTGACAGCATGTTTGCAGAAGCCTCTGGCATTGTTTCTGTCTTGCAGGGTCGCGGTGAGTCTGGTGTGCGATCAGCAGGTCATGCCTCTCAGTTGGCTCGCATGGGTGCGTCCCGTGCCAAGCGAAGGGCTTTAGTGGTTGAAGATGCCCTTGAGAAAGTAGCAACGATGTATCTCAAGCTCATGCGCAGATATGAAGATCGTAGTTACAAAGACATTAACAACATGCCTTTTATTGCCGAGCAATTTAGCAATGATTTTGTAGTGAAAGTAGATGCGCATAGTAATTCTCCGATCTTTATGGAAGATACGCGCCAGTTGGCCTTCAATCTTTTCAAAGCACAAGCCATTTCAAAAGAGCGTTTAATTGATTTGCTTGAGCCACCCATGAAACAATTGCTCAAGGATGATTTGAAGAAGCAAGAGGCTAATGCTGAACAGCAGCAACAAGCACAAGCGCCTTCCCAGGTTCCTACGCCCCAGAGTTCTGCTGGCCCTGCCAATATGCCACTCAAACAGGTGAAGTAATGCAAAAAGAAGCCTATCGAACAGCGGGTGATCAACCCAGAATGACTAAAGACTTAATGAAACAAACGAATCGCCCCCCTTCATTGCAATACAATCGCAGTGCAATACAAGGTAAAGTGCGATCTAGTGGCACTCGACAATCCTCACGTTAAAGGAATATGCTATGTACGCACGTAAGATGAAGCGTTCCCGCAAGACCCGTCGTTAATCCCATCCTTAGCGACAAACGGGTATGGCTGCTTGCCCGATGAACTAAGTGGCCGCGCCTTGATAGGAGAAAAATCATGGCACGCAAAGGACGTAAAGGCCGTCGGAAGTAATTCCGCTCTCTCCAGGGGGAGGGAGTCAAAACTATCCCCCACCGATTTAACTTGAATGAGCATAAGCAATGAGTGTCCCAGCAGACAAACTGATGGAAATGATTCGTAGCGATCAGGCTAAAGGCCAGATGCCCGAAGACGACACGACGAAACCTGCGTTGTCGGGCGCTGAAACGCCGCCGATGGCTTCGCCCATGCTCACGCCTGAAGACAAGAAAGGCGACCAAGCCAGCGCAAAGATCAATGTGCAAATGGCAATGGACTTGATGCAGCAGGCATTACCTGCTTTTGGTTCTGAATCTGAAGAAGGCAAAAGGATTCTTCAGGTGTTAGGAAGTCTCGCAAGGGTCTTTGGTGAAACAGAAGCCAAGACCAAGGAATTGATTCCTGCCGAGATTATTCAGATGATTCAATCGCTGCCGCAAGCTGGCGGTGCATCTCCAGAGATGCGAGCTATTGCCAAAGCACCTATTGGGGGTACACAATCCCCTCCCATTCCGATCTAGGAGTAAGTCATGACTGATTTATTTAAGCCGAGAGGCGCACAAACCATTCGCCGTCCTCTGGACAACAAGAAAGAGAACGGCCAGATTGTTAACCCATACCGTTACTCGGATTTTGGCGGCTTAAGTTCTGCTGCCAAGGCAGGGTCAAAGAACAAAATGACCTTGAGCAATCCTGGTGATACCAAAAAAGTGATCTAAAGACAAAGGGGCTAAGTCATGTCACTTGAAAACCTATCTGATGGCGAGATTCGAGAGTTGGCACTCCTTGCTAAGGAGTTGCACGACAATCCAGATACACGCCGTGACGCGCTGCGTTTGACGAAGAAAATCCGGCAAGATTTGCCGATTCCTGAGTTGGACTTGCAAGATACGGTTGAAAAGACTCGCGTTCAGATGCAATCAAAGATTGATGCCCTTGAAGCTAAGTTGCGAGAAAACGACGCTCGCAAGACGTTGGAAGAAAGGCGCAATGCTTTGAGGTCAAAAGGTAAAGTATCGTCTGATGACGAGATTAAAGAAGTTGAGAAGTTAATGGTTGAAAAGAAAATTGCCGACCATGAAACGGCTGCTGACTACTTTAATTGGATGAAACAAGCCGAAGTTGATAAGCCTACCCCGATCTTTCAAGGATCGCCTGTGCTTAATAACTTTGATTTGAAGAACTACTTTAAGAACCCGCAGAATGCTGCGCGGGAGAATGCAATGCAAGCCTTGAATGAGCTTCGAAGTCCGAGGCGACCAATAGGTTTGTGATGTACAACTAGGGGCTAGTTTTTTAGAAGGATTCAATCATGCCTATTGGTGGCGGTATTATCCCAGCAACGGGTACGAGTCAGTATAACGAACTGACATACGTCACCCGTAGGGCGTTCATTCCCAAACTGATCGTCCAGCTTTACAACTCAACCCCTTTGTTGGCGGCACTGCTTGCTAACAGCCAGACAGCCTCTGGTGGCGTTTCCTCAGTTACTGTTCCTGTGCAAGGTTCACAATTTGTGAATGCCCAGTGGTCAGATTACTCAGGTTCGTTTGCCCAGCCCTCCGTGCAGCAAGGCGCATGGAATGCTGAGTGGAATCTGAAACTGATGATTGCACCAGTTCCTTTCCTCGGTATGGAAGGTGCAGTACAGCAAGACTACGCTGTGATTCCTTTGATTGAGGCTCGCATGAACGATGCGACCAACGTCATGATGGATGCAATGGCAACGTCGCTCTATACCTCTGATGGTACGGGTGCTTACTCGCAACAGTTCACGGGCCTGCCCATTGCTGTTGATAGTGCCGGTACTTATGCAGGCTTGAGCCGCTCGACCTACGCTTGGTGGGCATCGAGTGAGTACGCTGCTGGCTCGGTTAACCCGACCCGTCAGAACGTGCTTCAGTACATCAGCGGAACGGTTAAGAAGGCTGCGGAAATGCCAACCTTTGGCGTATGCGGTTTTGGCACATGGACGCTTTTGGCACAAGACTTTGTCGGCCAAGAGACTTACATGATCACACCTGGAAGCAACTTTGCTACCGGTGAAGATGGCCCAGGTTCTGCCTTCCGTGCATTGATGGTTGCTGGTGTGCCGATCTACCCTGATCCTTATTGCCCAGAGGGTACGCTCTACTTGCTCAACAGCAATTACCTGAGCATGTACATTCACAACCAAGCGCAGTTTGCGTTCACTGGTTTTGAATCAACCCTTCCCAACTGGCAGATTGGTTATGTGGGTGCTGTGTTGACCATTGCTGAAATGGTGAGCACCAAGCCCAAGTCCATGACCAAAGTGACCGGTTACAACAGTCTCACGCTGTAAGGAGCAGATCATGGCACTTGGTTTACCTAAGCTCATACTTGCGTCAAGTTCCCCCAATGCGAATACCGCAGGCGCTTACCTTGACGCGCAAACCGTTTCGATTGCTGCTAGTGGCACCGCATTGGTTCCAGCAGGTATGTACCTGTTTCAACCCAATGCAAGTGTGAAAGTGCAAACGACGTTTGATGATACGCCGACTTGGACAGACACTATTGCCGTTAACGTCGGTGGTGTGTTGTTCTCAGACGGTATTAACGTACGCTTTTCAAACACCTCGACGGCGCAGGCTGCAACCATGCAGTTGGCAACGATCAACGGTGGTTTGGCAGTAAGCGGTACTTACAACGCATCGTAATAGGAGTTAAGCATGGATGCCAACAAAGTCGGCAGTTTATTGCCGCAACAGTTCGGAGGTATCCTGCTTGGGAAGTTGATCGCTGCGAACATGAATGTGACCACTGATCAACAGATCACCATGTTTAG